CTAAATGACTAATTTTTTCCAGCCAAGCCCGCGATCATCCCTGTACTGTTCACTCATTGCATCTGTGCTGTGACCTAAAAGTGTTTTAACATCAACTCCCTGTTCTTTATAAAGGCGTGAAGACAGTGAGCGTTGTTCATGGAAGGAGGCTGGAGTGGTACCTTTTGGCCAGTTGATTTTGGCCTCGTTCCTTGCCTCCATAAACATACGCGTAATAGTTCCCTCAGTAACAGGATCTCCGGCATCGATGGTTGAGTGCTTTCTGACGTGGTGAAGCAGATAGGGGCTGATGACACGATCCCTGCATCGCGCGATTACTTCAGAAAGAGATAAGCCTATCGCTTCGCAGCGTAGTGTTAATGGTAAAGCAATTTTTGCACCGGTCTTATTTTGTATTATGTGTAGGTACCCATCCCAAACATCTGAAAATTTAAGATCGACTAGATCACCGCGACGCTGGCCAGTTAATAAGGCAAGTAGCATAGAATTTTGTAAGCAAGGGGCATATTTTTCAGCCGACTTATATATTAAGTTCCATTGCTCCAGCGTCATTCGGCTGCGCTGAACTTTAGCAATTGGGTTTTTAACGGCGAGGGCAGGGTTATAACCTGGCGGCACCTCCCCCGCATGCTGAGCTTCCTTGAATATGTCTATTAAAACCGCTCTCATTAATTGCCCCATGCGAGCTTTTCCGCTCGATTTATATTCATCAATGATCGTTGCTATGATTTTTGTGTCAACGTCGACCAGACGTAAATGTGATGCTCTCTTTTCAAAGATTAATGCGCATGATTTTCGACTTTTTAGGGTGCTGCTAGATAGTTCTTTATTGTCGACTCGTTCCTGTTGGATTTCGTTATATCGTTTGATCCAGCTATTAACTCTAATTCCCGGTTCTTTCTTTGTGTTTGCTTTTATTGCCATATCAATAAGCGCGTAGGACTGCTGCGTTTCTTGTTCAGCTATAATCCTGTTCATTTCCATTGCTGCGGCCTTCGCGGCGTCAGCATCCAGCCCGAACCCGACGAAAACGCCAGTGACTGGATGTCTGTACTGCCAGTAGATTTTTGAGGTTCTTTTATCTAACTTGCAGTACAGGTTAGGTATATCAATATTGTGTTTTCTGGGACGGGCAGCCATTGAGAGCTTTCTCCACTAACTGGCGGGCCTGATCTGAAATACCTGAAGTTATCTCAACCCTGCCTACCAAACCTATAAACCGAGCATCTTCGTCCACAACCCACCGGCGGCCCTGCTTTATTGCTGGTGGGTAGGTTTGCCTGGTCTTAGCGATCTTATGCAGTGCCGCGCGACTGATCGGCTCTTTAAAACCGTTAGGGCCAGATGCCCATTCATTGATAGCAACAAGCTGTCCCATTGTTACCTCTCCACTTTACCGGCTGCACCCGGTCACTCTTTAAAAATACAGGTCCCGCAACCATTGCGGGCCCAGTCAAAACAAATACCACAATGATCTACTTTTTTACTTCCCGCGCTTCCTGCTTCGGTGCTGCCGAATGATGCCCAAGACCTTCGTCCGTGAATGAGATAATGACCTTTGTTGGGTCGGCGCACTGCGCCTCCTCGCCATGTCGGAAGACAACGAAACTGGTGCCATACATTTCAGCCAGTCGCTCAGCCTCAGCAAGCCAGCCATCCGGGATTGCCGGAGAGTTGCCAGTAATAGCCTCTTGCAGGCGCTCCAGCTTTACAAACTCCTGCACATCCCATCCCATAACTCTGCAATCTGATGCCTCGGCAGCGTCAGTGGAATAAGATGTCGATCTCCCGCCTGGAACTGCAATTCCGTACAGGTCGGCCACTGGCTTGAACTGAGTTGCAGGCAACACGGGCTGGCTTACCTGTTCGGTATTGCCGGACAACTGCTCTGCCTGTTCTGCTGGCGCTGCGCCCGCGACTTCGATTCCCATCCTGTCCAGTGCCAGCAACAGTCCTCGCTCGCTATCGCCGCAATCATCAAGCGTGTCGTTTAATACCGACAACGCGCGCTCAAACGCATCATCCGGCACGCTCGTAACTTGCGGGGCTGCGTAGACAAGCAGTTCCCCGTTATCAATGGGCCATTCACCGTCTTTCACGTAATCAGTGGTGCCGTCTACCTGCTGGTCGATAATGTGAAAACTGCCGATTGGCTTCTCAGCAGCGGCGCGGTACTGCTGTAGCTCGTCAATTCCGCCGTTGAGTATGAATTCCCCGAATTCTGTAACCTCATGGTATCCGGGGCGAACCTGACGCAATGCACCGTACTGAGATAGTCTCGTGATGGTGCTTTTCTCAACATCATGCCCGCCTGCGTCCGGGTCCTCACAGCACTCGACAAATCTTCGCAGCGCTGTCATATCGTCATGGGTAAATTTTTTTATCAGGTCTGATACGCGTTCGTTGATTGTCATGGTTAGCCTCAGTAAATAAATTCGCAGGTGAATTCATGCCCGCATTCCGGGCATGCTGTTTCGTAATTACGGGTTGCGACTGTTTCCGTTTCGCAAGCCGTGATTGGCGACGCGTTATCGACCAGTTCATGAAGCAAATCAAAACAGTGCTTACACAGAGGGCACTCAGTATCGAGGGATAAGCTCCATTCTGCTGTTGTATCTGCCATATCCCTCACCCCTCCACCGTTAAATTGATGCCAGCGTCAGCCAGCATCGCCAGAATGTCGCATTGCTCATACAGCGGCGTTCCATACATTGACGTCTTGAACTGATGTGGCAACTTCACAGTGACCGTCCGCGCTTCCGATTCCAGCGGAGGCATGTCAGGCGTAGTGACGCCAAACAGCGCAGCCAGGGCGCGATAGTTTTGCTCTGAGTGGTAGCGGCCTTTGCAGCGCACCAGTTTTTCGGCGGCGGAAGATATCGCTTCCAATTTTGCGATGCGCTTATCCTTCTGCTCCAGTTCATCAAGCAGCGCCAGCGACAATTTGCGTAAATGGTCTTTACTGCCGTTCGCTGGATTGGAAACCTCTTCGCGCAGATGCGCCCGTTGTTCTGCTGTCATGGTCATGCGGCACCACCTTTTCCCATAGTTTCGCGAATCTCTTTGATAAGCTCCTCGGCGTCTACCTCAAACCGCTTTAATGTCCGACAGCCGCCAACTTTTGCACCAGAAATGCGAGTGCCAAAGCTATCGTTAGAGACACAAAGAGATAGGCCACCATCCTGGTTGTGGCTGATTTCGATATAAACGTTACCTGGCTTTAATTGTTCGCTCATACCTGGCTCCCGCGAAGCTGTGCTGCCCAATCGTTTAACGCCTGCTCTGCGTATTCGCCTGACAGACCGTCTTCCGGCGCGGTGGCCAGTTCTTCTTTGGCTCCCAGTACCGCCTTAACCACGTCGTAAACTTCTGCCGTTGGTTTATCGATGAATCCGTTGTTGAATGCGGCAGCAAGGCGGGCGGCGGCAAAGTTAACGCCCTCGCGTCGAGCCCGCGCCAGAACTTCAGCCAGGAATGCGTCGGTGGCCGGCACCGTGTTAGCCAACTCCTGCTCAGCCTCACTTTGATGCGCGTCAGTGAGTTTGTTGGTGTAGGTGTAAGTGATACGGTCACACTCACGAGCCCAGCACAGTACCTGGTCGCGCAAGTAAACGTTGTCAGCATTCACGGCATCACGCTCAGCCGTCAGCGCATCACGAATTTTTAGCGATTCACACAGCGCGGCTTGGGTGGTATCCAGTCGTTCAGCCAAATCCCTGATTAACTGTGACGATGCCTTGGGCAGGTAACGTGCTGCATGGTATGCCGCGTGGATTAATTCGCTGATGTTCAGGCGCATTTGCGGATCTCCTCCAGCTCGTTGAACCGGGCCATGAACATTCCATAAGCCTGACCAGGGCGAAGCGGGATGATGGTAAACATATCGGTCGGCGGGATTCCCTCGAGCACCGGCCATACGGTACCGTCATCAATATCCAGATCGCGGCGTTCGGTACCGAGCATGACAAGGTCGGCGTATTTAACGGTCGGGTGCTGGTGGGCAGGTAATCTGAACTTCGCGCGGATCACGCTATCCACATAAGCCTCAACGCGTTGGTAATCCGGCAGCAGGCGTTTAAGCGGTGCCGGGATGTCCTGGCAATATGCCTCAGGAGCATCATGCAGCAGTGCTTCAAGGGCGAATTCTGCCGGCACGAGCTGGCTGACCAGCACCGAATGCTGCGCCACGCTGTAGAACTCCGGCAGGTGACCGGCAAAGCGGCAGATATGGGAAAGGGCAGTAGCGATATCCTCGATCACGATGTCGTCGTGCTGAATATCGGTGTAGTTAATATGTTTCCCGGATAGTGTCTGAATATATGGCATTACGTGTTCTCCTTTATTTCGCGCTGCACCGCGCCTGAATTTTGGTTGAGCGAATCCCTCGCCGTTGGCGATGATTTATTTAACTTCGCTTCACTAAATGCCCCTTTGCGGGGCATTTAAGGCAACGTAATTAAGCGCTGAACGTACCGATAAAGGTTTCGACCTGGCTGTCTTTGAACTTCCCGACCAGCAGATCACGGAATTCGGCGGCCATTTCTTCCTGTTGGGCTTCCAGCTGCACGATGCGAAGCACCAGAATCGGACGGTCGCCGCCGAGGATGCTCAGGCGCAGCTTAAAGCGACGTTCGGCCAGGCCTTCAAACGGCACACACTTAAATTCGAAAGCCACCGGCATGATGTCCTGTGTTTTCGCTTCAACGCTTTCCATCAGCGAACGCTTACCGCTGAAATCGTTATCTTCAAAGTCAGCTTTCTGAATGGATTCGATAGTGATTTTGCGAACCGCAGCCGCCGATTTTTTGGCGTCGATCACCTGCCCGTCAGAATCAAAGCCGGTCAGGTATTCGGACCAGTCTTCGAGCCATTCGGCCAGTTCTTTCTGGCTGTGACGATCACCGTTAATGTCGAGCAGAGCGGAGAACGGCGCTGTTTTCTTCAGAATCAGGCGCGCGGTGTTATCGGCGTGGCCCGGATTGGCCAGCGTGCCCAGGTTGAAAACAGCGATCGCGAGCATATCATCGGCATTAATAAAGCAGCGGGTACCTTCAGCAGCGTAACCAGTGGAATAGGTAACGAAATCTTCGATGCTGCCGGTCTGCATTTTGCCGCGAAAACGGAAACGCTCCAGGGAAAGGTGCTCAAGGGTTTGAACGTTCACACCCGCAGGTACCGCCGCAGCCGGGCAGTCAGCGCCATCCAGTTTTTGTTCAAGCAGCTGGAACAGTGCCATCTCGCGAATTTTTTCGATAGCCGATGCATCTAAAGAATGGGACATGGTTTTTCCTTAATAGAAATTGATGAACTGGTTACTGCTGGGCGCGCAGTTTCGCGTCGGCGTCACCAGCGAGGGTGAACAGCTGGCCCTGATCTTCCTGAAGGATGGTCAGCTTGCCGCCACGGTTCACGTACATGGGGGTTTCGGTGGTGTCTTCTTCCGAGGATTTGCCACGCGGGGTAGGGCGCACATAGGAAAGCTTGTGCTTGATGTTTACGCGCTTCTCTTCGACCGAGTTGCTCATGCGGTCAATTTCAAACGTCAGGGTTACTTTTCCCTTCTGCCCGTTGTTCAGGACGCCAAAAGCTACTTCACTCAGCGCGGCGGCGATTTTGTTCTCGAACACCCCGCCATCCAGCTCGCCCAGAAAATCCGGGACTTTGGTTAAACGTTCATTACTCATCGGTTTTACCCTCAGAAAGGCGGCTGCCACCGCCGGTTAGTTTCTCCACACAACACAAAAGAGCACCTGCGGTTGCAGCCGCCCATGCGGATTGGGGAATGAGCCCGTCGCATGGTGATGCTCTTGTGTCTTGCGTAAAAAAGTGCGGCGTCCTCGCGGAAAATAAAAAAGCTCAGACGCCGCCAACTACTGCCTACTACCACGCTTGCTGTTTTTACCGTTTCGACTGTGAAGTACCTTTGCCAACCGGAACAGAACTAGGACTTTTGGTATTTCCCAAACACAAGGATTTAATTAATCTGTTAACTCGCTGTTAACATAAGGACTTAACATGTCAAAAACGGACGATATTCCGGTCTTTCCTGTTACTGGTTGGCAAGCTAAGCCGTTGCCTGGCTACGATGCGCTTGCTATGAAATTCGAGTTCATACCTTCACTTTTGCAACCAATTGATTCAACAAGGGAAACGCAATTCTTCGCTCTTACTCCGGAAATGGCCGAGAACCTGATTTCTGAGCTACAAAAGCATATTGAGAGTTTGAGAAAGCCCGATGTCGGTAGTCCGTTTAAGAGCAGGCACTGACAGATAATGGCTTTGTTAACTCACTCTCCCCAAAGCGCCTGAAGTTAATGGCGCTTTTGTCTTTTTGAACCTATATGTAAATTCACAACGTTCCGCGAATCATCCGGTCATTCATACGCCACCGGCGGCTACTTCGTGATCGTCATGCCTGTTCGCTGTTGATGGATTTAATGTAGGATATCTTACCTTTAGGTGTCAATATCAAAAGTAGGAAAACTTACATTTAGGGGCGAAAAAAAGCCGCAGAACGCGGCTTAGTACGAAAGGGTTAGAGATCTGTGACAACCTGTTTTACGACGCCCACTAATCTGCAGTTGCCGTTGACCTCAAGCACTCGATAGTTGGGATTGAGTGGAACGAGATACTTAAGAGGGCCATCAATAACAAACTTTTTTAACGTTGCTTCCGTTGATCCGTCAATCCTTGCCACAACAATCCGGCCGTTTACTTCGTAAGGGCTGCCGTAGTCTGGATCAACGATGACAAGAGACCCCTCTGGAATACTTGGGGCTCCATTCGGATTAGTCATTGAGTCACCACGAACGCGTAATGCAAAGCCTTCATCAGAGATGCTGGCTGTAGTGAATATCCATTCGTGGATATCATCTTGAGTTACAGACATTCCGGACTCAGTCCACTCACCAGCTTGCACCCACGACAAGACAGGGATCTGCTTAACTCCAAATTTATCTGTTGGTCGCATGGCTGGTGCGTCACTTTCTGGATCTCCAGCACCATCAATGAGCCATTGCGGGTTGCATTTTAAAGCAGCGGCAAGCGCCTGAAGGTTTGTGCCGCCAGGTGCATAATCACCAGATTCCCATCCAGTCACTGTTACTCGATTAACGCCGACAAGTTTCCCTAAAACAGCCTGAGTTAACTTCAGCTCTTTTCGGCGCGTACGGATGCGATCATTCATTTTCATGTAGGCAATCCTACCATATTTTGATGTAGGAGTCCTTGACCTCCATATGTAAGATATCCTACTATCGCAGTGTTCCCAATAACTACATGAGAGGGCTGTATGAACAAAGATGAAGTGCTTTCCTACTTTGGTGGCGTAAGCAATTTGGCAAGGATTTTAGGTATTTCTCACGCATCTGTTTCTGGCTGGGGAAACGTCATTCCTAAAGGCCGTGCTTTTGAAATCCAGACCATAACGAAAGGCGCGTTAAAAGTTGAGCCCGCCCTTTATACAAAGCCTAACGAGACGGCGGCGTAACAGTAACCACAGCAAGAAGGGGTTAACCGTGGATCAGAAACACTGGCAAGTCGAAAAACAGCCCGCATGGCTGGTGGCGGCCATCAAGAAAACTATCTCATGCCTACCTGGCGGCTATGCCGAAGCGGCTGAATGGCTGGGCGTAACCGAAAACGCTTTGTTCAACCGGCTACGCACCGACGGCGATCAGATCTTCCCGATGGGCTGGGCGATGGTTCTTCAGCAGGCCAGCGGTACCAAGCACATCGCCGACGCCGTTTCACGCCAATCGAACAGCGTGAACGTGCCGCTGGTGGAAATCGAGCAGGTCGATAACGCCGACATTAACGATCGCCTGATGGAGTCCATCGAATGGATTGGCCGTCATTCCCAATTCATCCGCAAAGCGACAGAGGACGGGGTGATTGACCAGGCAGAACGGGAACAGATCGAAGAGAACAGCTATCAGGTCATGACGAAGTGGCAGGAGCATTTAACGCTGCTGTATCGCGTTTTCTGCGCGCCAGAAAAGAGTGACGCCCGCGAGTGTGCAGCTCCGGGCGCCGTGGCGTGTCGTAATCAGTGGAGAACTAACGCGTGAACAGTTTAACAACACAGTACCGACACTCGCAACTCATTGCGTTGCCTATGCCTGGTGGCCGTGAGCCGGTTCCGTTTTGCTATGCAGTCAATGTACCAGGCGATCGTGAAGTTGTAACCCACGAGTTTGCTGAGTGGGCTGTGGGGGACTGGCGTGAGGAGGTAGCGGCGCAATTATGCACGAACTTAACCGATGGTTCCGCGATCACTATGGTGTGCCCGTCAGGGTTATCCGATGGGAGCCAGAAACCCGCCGCGTTATCTACCTGCGGGAAGGTTACGAGCATGGCGAATGCTTCAGTCCGCTCGAGCAATTCCAGCGCAAGTTCAGGGAAATAGAGGGCGATCATGAGCACTAAATTAAGCAGCTATGTGTGGGACGGCTGCGCGGCGTCGGGCATGAAGTTATCCAGCGTGGCGATCATGGCACGCCTGGCAGACTTCAGCAGCGATGAGGGAGTGTGCTGGCCGTCGATAGAGACCATTGCGCGCCAGCTCGGCGCCGGGCCAAGCACTGTCCGCACGGCGATCGCGAAGCTGGAGAAAGATGGCTGGCTATCACGCACCCAGCGCCGCCAGGGAAACCGCAACGCCTCCAACATTTACCAGCTCAATGTGGCGAAGCTTCAGGCGGCTGCGTTGTCTCACCTGTCAGATTCTGACACCTCAAAATCTGACGCATCAAAATCTGACCCGTCAAAATTTGAGGCATCAGAATCCGGCAAAAAAGGCGGTTTTGACCCGTCAGAATCTGGCGGGGATCCGTCAGTAAATTCAACTAATGATCCATCAGATAAAAAACCTTCTTGTCCGGTTGCTGCGCAACCCGACCCTGCGGTGGTGATCACTGACCAGGCGAAACAGGTTTTATCTCACCTGAACAAGACCACCGGTTCCCGATACCAGGTTTGCAAATCGTCCCTGGAAAACATCCGCGCCCGCCTGGCTGACGGGTTTACGCCTGAAGAACTGGTGCTGGTGGTGGATTACAGCGTCGAGAAGTGGGGATCAGACCTGAAAATGGCCGAGTACCTGCGCCCGTCAACGCTCTTCCTGCCAGGCAAATTTCCGGGCTACCTGCAGTCGGCGAACAAGTGGGATTCTGCCGGACGCCCGGCGCGCGAAGCATGGGGGCAGCGCAACAAACTGCCTGACTCAGCGGTGTTCCGGTCGAATCACCAGGACGTGGCATACACCATTCCGGAGGGGTTCCGGGGATGAGCATCGCATCTGAAGTCCTGCAGTTCGTGATCGATAACCCTGGCTGCACTTACCGCCAGGTTGCCGACGCCATACCCGGTCTGAACGTCAGTACCGTAAATCGCTGCCTGAGCCGGTTTTTTACTGAGGGGAAGCTGGCGCGTGAGCTGCACGGCTCGGCCCTCGCGTATTACCCGATTGGGGAAACGGAGCCAGAAGCACTCTCAGAAGAAAAGCTTCGGATACTGACCGGGCTGGAAAACCGCGCGCAGCAGCTGGAGGCGAAAGGGCTATATTTCCGCGCTGCTTCTGTCTGGCTCAACGCTTTTGATATGGCGATCAGCAATACGGATCGGAGCCGTTATATCTCACGCCGTGCTGCCTGTCTTCGATATGCGGGAAATTTCAAAGCCCCGGAAGGGCGCTGCTATCTCGCTGGCCGTTATGTAGGGGAAGAGTAATGCCAAATAAATACTGCCGTGAACTTGCCGAACTGCGTAGCCAGCCGGCACATGAGCTGAAGGAAGTCGGCGATCAGTGGCGTACACCTGAAAACATATTCTGGGGTATCAATGCAATGTTTGGTCCGCTGGTGCTTGACCTGTTTACTGACGGAGAGAACAGCAAATGCGAAGCGTATTACACCGCTGAGGATAATGCGCTGACGCAGGACTGGTCTGCGCGCCTGGAAGAACTCAACGGCGCCGCGTTCGGCAATCCACCCTATAGCCGCGCCAGCCAGCATGAAGAGCAATACATCACCGGTATGCTTTACATCATGCAGCACGCCAGCGCGATGCGCGAGAAGGGCGGACGTTATGTTTTCCTGATCAAGGCGGCAACCAGTGAGGTGTGGTGGCCGGAGGACGCCGATCACATCGCGTTTATCCGTGGGCGTATCGGTTTCGATCTGCCGACGTGGTTTGTACAGAAGGATGAAAAGCAGGTGCCTACCGGCGCGTTCTTCGCTGGTGCAGTTGCTGTATTCGACAAGAGCTGGCGAGGCCCGGCGATGAGTTATATCAGCCGTAAGGATCTGGAAGCACGCGGCGATGCATTCCTGGCGCAGATCCGCCGTGAAGCTGAGCGGCTCGCCGGGTTATTAGCACCACAAAAAGAACCGCAAAATATTCCTGAAATTATTCCCGAGACCACAATGCAGGTTGAGGAGCCCGCGCAGCCAATTGATGAGCCAGAAATCCCGCTGACCAAAAGTGACATCATTGAGAAAAGTGGCTTTAACTTCTGGGCGTGCGCATGCGCCGCGTTCGGCGACAAAGAAGAATATACGTTCTCCGAATCCCGCTTCGCGCATACCTGGGCAGCTGATTCAGTGGCGCATCCTGAATTTATCGTCGTTCCGACGGAAATAGTCGACAAAGCAACGGCGTTGATTAAAGAGAATGCCGATCAGCAACAAGTTATCGCCTGGATGGATCAGCAAAGCTTTGAACATGACGGCATCCGTAATGACATGCAGGACCGGCTGTTGATACTGGCATCAGAGGTTATTGCCGAATATGGCCTTACCGCAGCAGATATTACGGAGACCCTGGAATCCATTCCCAGCCATCACTGGCACAATATTCGCTCCCTGCGGATTCGCTTCCGGCTACTGATGGAAGCGCGAAAAGCGGAGGCATCAGCATGCTGAAACTGACAGCGCGCCAGCAGGAGGTTTTAGACCTGGTGGCCGATTACATCGCCGATCACGGGTTCCCGCCAACGATTTACGAACTGTCTGGCCTAATGGGCTGTCGTTCGCCGAACGCCGCCAGTGATCATCTTCGCGCCCTTCAGCGTAAAGGGGCTATCACCATCCATCCGGGCGTTTCCCGGGGCATCACTATCACTGGTCAGAGCGTAGAGGATGAGGCGGTTACTCTGGTTCGTTCGCTGCTTAATGGCGATAAGCATGCCAGGGAAAATGCGATCGCCTTTCTCGAATTACGTGGGGTCGAACTATGAAACTGACCCTGCCATTCCCTCCGAGCGTGAACACCTACTGGCGATCCCCAAACAGCGGCCCGTTGAAAGGCCGCACGCTCATCAGCGCTAAGGGCAGGGCATTCCAGAGCGAAGCCAGCGCGGCGATTGTCGAGCAGCTGCGCCGCCTGCCTAAGCCGCCCACCGCGCCAGCAGTGGTCGAAATAGTTCTTTTCCCTCCGGATCAGCGCCGCCGTGATCTGGATAACTACAACAAAGCGCTGTTTGACGCGCTGACGCATGCGGGCGTCTGGGAGGACGACAGTCAGGTTAAAAAAATGCTGGTGGAGTGGGGACCAGTGGTACCGAAGGGCAAGGTAGAGATAACCATCACGCCATTCATTCAGGGGATGGATATATGTCCAGCTGTGGGTTGAAAGAAGAGCGATATGGCAGTAATGTCAAAAAGTGCAAGCGAAGCGGGCGTGCAGGCCCCTCGCAATACAATTAGTGGAGAAAGCTATGAGTCAATTACTTGTGATTGACGGCGTTTCCGTACGCCGTGATCTTGATGGTCGTTACTGCCTGAATGATTTACACCGCGCTGCCGGTGGTGAGAAGCGCCATCAGCCATCAAACTGGGCCTCACTTACCCAGACCCAGGAACTAATCGCTGAAATTTCGAGCGCTCCTGATATCACAGGAGCGGCCCCGCTGGTTACCATTGCTGGCGGTAACAACCAGGGGACGTATGTTTGCAAGGAGTTGGTCTACTCCTATGCAATGTGGATCAGCGCTGCCTTCAACCTGAAAGTGATCCGCACGTTCGACTCCCTTCAGCAGGCTGGTATCGCAACACTCAAAGCCGACCAGGTGCAGGCAGGGGTGATCCTGCTTGAATCCGCCTCCCGCATGTTGAACCTCTCCAATTCTTCAAAACTGGGCGCATACCAGAAGCTTCTTCAGGTCGCTGGGCTGCCTGATCTTATGCCTCAATACACGATTGACGTACCAGCTGGCGCACCAGACGGCTCAAGCCGCCCCACGCAGTCTCTGAGTGCTCTGTTGAAAGCTAACGGCATTCGCATAACGGCTACGGCGGCATACCAGCAACTGGCTAAGCTGGGGATCGTTGAACAAAAAGAACGTCGCAGCCGGTCAGGCACTAATGGAATAAAGCGCTTCTGGTCGATGACTGCGAAGGGTTGTATGTACGGGAAGAATATAACCAGCCCGGCGAACCCGCGCGAAACACAGCCGCATTTCTTTGAGTCGAAATTTCAGGAGCTGTTGCGCCTGCTCGAAACTGTGCACTGAGGTGACCGTGAGAGCTTTATTGAATCCTGTAATCGTCAAAGAGTTCGGGCTGGTGGCTTTCCGCCCCGGACCCGAGCTGCTACCGCACTTCTATCGCGGGCGCATTTTGCTGGAAAACGAACCGGAGCGACTGGCCGATCTGCCGACAGGTGAAATACCAGCGGCGCTCCAGCCACTGGCTGAAGATCCGGTTATGGTGCCTGTATTCGAACACCCCGAAGTAATACTGCGTGCTGGTGGACTGGCGAGCCTGGAAGCCTGGCTGCTGCGTGATGACGGATGCCAGTACCCCCACGCCACCTATCACCACCACGAACTGGTGACTATGCGGCATGAGCCCGGCGCTCTGCGGCTGTGCTGGTCCTGCGACAACAAAGTGCGGGAGCATTTTACTGACGAACTGGCGGGTATTGCGCGGGCAAACCTGGTAGCCTGGGTATTGTCGGTGGTTCGGCGCGGGCTGGGGTTCGACGATTCCCACGCGGTGACACTTCCGG